CATATGAGTATGATCTCATTGAATCAAAATCGTTAAATTTCATTCTTAGAAATTTAAATTTTTTGTAGTTCGTAAAACCCCAAAATTTATATTTTTCAACTATATCAAATGTATATAATCCTTCAACATGATCTTTTTTTACTTTCTTTTTTACAAATTCCATTATTATATTTACCATACTCAATGACCAATGATCGTTTAATTCAACATAAAAATATGGTTTAAAATCGTCAACTTCTAAATATACTGTTTCTTGATTGGTGTCTCTTCCAAACAATCTTATTATAAATTTATTTTCTCCATTATCGTCCTCTTCGTGAAAAAAGTCCCAATCTACTATTTGGAATTTTATATTGTCATTTTTGACATCATTTATTTCCATTATTCGTGTATTATAGATGTTTTTTTATAACCATTTTTTTATATTGCATGTAAAAATCAATTTTTTATAATTTGCTTCACATTAAAAAATATTTTGAACATTTTAAGTATAATGGATAAACACAGATATCAAATGATAGAACCAATGATTGGAAACGCTATTTTTGTTTCTTCACTAAAAAAAGCATCCAAGAAATGTTATAAGGATTTGAAAAAACATGGCCAACTTGGTGGAAAGTTATTTGCTTTGAAAGATATAGATACTCACGAAACATATACTTTTAAATTGAATAACCATAATTCACAAAATAACCATACTTCGCAAAATGGTGGTGATATTGAAAGTCTAATTAGAACTAACACTCATGTAACAGAACAACCCAATGTTTCTGCTCTTGAATCAAAAATCGAGTCCCTTGAAAGTCGCTTATCTCGATTGGAAAGTAAAATAAATATTGAAAATGATATTTAATATTCATGGCTTTCATATATTTAAAGTATTACATATAGTATAATTTTATTATTTCACTATGGATAAAATTAAATATAATAAATTATTTCCACCATCACGTGGAGTTAATTTTAGTAAATTGCGAATTAATGACGATTGTGTTTCTTTTGTTACTCCCCCTAAAGAAGCCAAACTTATAGCATCTAAAGCACTTGAACATATTAAAAAATATAAATCATCAATTGATGACGTTACAGTTGTTGATGCTACCGCATGTATGGGTGGCGATACAATCGCATTATGTGAATTGTTTAGTAATGTGATTGCAATCGAAATTGATTCTGAGCGATTTGAAAATTTAAATAATAATTTGGCTCAATATAACTACAGAAATGTTCAAACAATAAATGGTAATAGTTTACACGTGTTACCAACGTTGTTCAATATTGATATTATTGTATTGGATGTACCTTGGGGTGGAAAAGATTATAAGTCTAAGAAAAATTTACGTCTCATGTTTGATAATTTAGAATTGGAAGATTTTATATTACGCTGTTTTAGTAATAGTTTTGCCGCTTATCAACCCAAAATAATTATATCAAAAATGCCCAAAAATTATGATATTAAATATATGCACGACTTGTTATCTCCCATGCTAACAATTACATTATACGAAGCTGGAAAAATGAACATTTACGTAATAGAAAAAAGAGATGATCCAGTTATTAAAATAGATAAATTTATAAACTCTCGCGTGTTGTTATGTGATCGCATGTCCGTAATAAAAAATATGACAAATGATATTGTATGTTCTGCCATAAATAATGCATGCGATAATATATGTAATAAAATTAATAGTTGATAGTTATTTGTTCGTTTTGTTTATACATTAAAATTTGCTTGTTTTGATCTTCTTTTATACATTAAAATATACGCTTCTCTTGTTACCAATTTTGATTGCAATTTATTGTCCGGTATATGATTAACGTTCAAATCATTAAAAGAATACCACATTTTATTTCTAATATTCTTTGTACATGCCGTATAGTGACCTCCTGATAGATCTCCTGACTGATGAGATATTCCATACAAATCATATTCATATTTCGAATTTTCACGAGATGCATGTTCAGACATATATTTTTTCATGTCTAAATTTTCTATGGGAAATTCAACTAATCTATTATTTTTCATTAATGTGTTGCTGTATTTTTTTAAATGTATTATTAGCCACGTTGGGCAATTCCATATATTCATACTTTTGGTAGCAACTGTTTTTTCGTTGCATATATCGCACGAGTATTTGTTATCTCCTTCAAATATTTCGGTTGCAACAAAATCGTTATCCAAACATTCTTCTAATGTTACACTTGAATTATTTCTGACCATAGGAACTGTGACATTTACAATTCTAAAATTGTCAAATTTAAAACTATTATTATTACATGCGTGACATTTTACAGTATTACAAAATAATCCCCCAAATACATCTTCAACATATGAATATTCGTTTGTTAAATATCGTTCCCATGCTTCCATTGCTTCCAATGTCATTGACTCTTTTAAGTGTCTATTTTTATATTTTATATATTCCAATTTGGCTTCTTGTCCATCAAATGATTCAAATTGCTTCTTTGCTTTTATAAATTTTTTCATTTGTTCTGTATGTGGTTTTGGTTGTAGTTCGACTGCATATTTCATTTCATCATGTATTGTTTCTAAAATTAACGATAAACATTCTTGACTGTCGTTTTGTTCACATCTGCTTCTAAATGTTTTTGAAATTCTGGAAAATGTTTGCTGGAACGTTACTGGTTTTATTCTTCTATTTTCTCCCCACATTATACATGTTAGATTTCTTAATTTGTATGTTAAACTATTTTTAAACTTTTTTTTCACGTCGATATCATCTATTTCCGTTGATACATCTTCGTTACTTTTTCGTTCGTTCAATATTGTTCGTTTAATTCCTCTCTTCAGTTCTCTTTTATACAGCGCACTTTGTTGAGATCCATTCTCATCAATTCTTTTTCTTTTAAATAATAATACTAATGCATCTGTTGATACAAGTAACTGTATAATGGAATTTAAATAACATGTTGCTCCAAAATTATATAATCCGCACGTTCCCAATGTTTTATATTTTCTTCTTTCAAGCTCAACTTCATCAACTTCTTCAGTTATGTCATATTGTATCATATTTGCTTCTGTTTGATTAGCTTCCTGACTACTATCAACAATTATATTGTCCATATATATTACTTTTATAATTGTATATTTATTTATGTGTTATACTATTATACTGCCATAACTTCAATTTTTTTCAATAAATTAATTCATTAGATTGTGTTTATTTACTACATATTACATCATATATTGGACATATTTTATCTTTTGCTTTTTAATACATATACCAATGATGTAGCCGCGGTTGCCATCATTATTAATGTCAAATATGTTCTATAATTTTCATGACTTGTTGGATTTGACGTTATCATATTAAATGTGTCAATTAACATTTCTGAAATATGTTTAGTTTCAGATTTATGAATTGTGATTGATTGATACATTTTATCAACTTGGTCATTGACTGGTTCATCCGTTCTTGGCTTAATTAATGATTCGATCACGCTTTTACATAATTCTTCGCTTGTATTATCCACTTCTTTTCCAGCCAACGAAATGAAAATTTTATCGTCCAATACTTCATATTCAACGTGTCCGTACTTTGGAATCAAATATTTTCCATTTTGCTCAGAATATGTTAAACCCGTCATCGTCACAAAATTTTTTTTATTTGCTGAATACATTATGTATCCAATATGCGATGGATATTTTTCGATTTTGTTGTACCGTCTAATGTAAAATTTTGTAAAATATCCAGCAGGTTCATTAGTTGTTTCATTAATGTAAAAAAACTTTGAGAAAAAATCATTGTATGATTTACTTCCAGTTGCTACATCAACATTATCTACATACCATTTAATGTTTCCAATTAACGATTTACATGATGTGTAATATTTTGTTAAATTAGGCACTGCAGTTATAAGTTCCGTAAGTGCTTCCAACAATTTATCCCAATCGCAAACTTTTCCAGATAAACATACGTTGCTAAAATCGCTTTTTACATTTTTCATCTGTTCGTCGCTTTCGATCTTTTGTTCGTATGCTGTTTTATTTGCTTTATTACATACATTTTTAACCAACATTGCATGCAAAGCATCACTTGATCCAGTAGTCATTGATTCGTATGCATAGTTGAATACATTCTTAAGACCATTATTTTTTAACAAATCATTTACGTTAATTTCTTCGTTGATTGCATCTTGCACATCAATATCTCCATTTATGTCGTATTGATACTGTCGTTTGTTTTTAAACAAATGTTCTATAGTTTCAGACACTATAATATTATGAATAATGTCAGGTCTCAATATTATTCCTAATTTACTGTCCCAACAATGTTGTAAATATGTTGGGAATCCTGTGTGCAAATGTTTTTCGTTTGTATATGAATGCGATTTCTCTTTTAAAATTAAATCGACAAGTTTGTTTGATATAACGTCCATCTTGTATGAAACATCAACGTTGTCTTTTTTTAATGCAACATAATATGACGTATTATTAATCGTTGATTTTCCATTTGCATCATTTGCCATTGTTCCCACGTCTTTAACCAATTCTATAAATTCTTTATCATCTTTTAATTTATCATATAACGACAACATATACTTTTTGTCTATCATTGGAATGTTGATATGTGATATCCATTGATCGTTTGTCGTTAGAGGATGTTTACATTGAACTTTATTTTCGTCACTTAAATTGCTAATGTTACTCATATTACTAGTACTACTTGTACTACTAGTGTTGAGTGTGCTACCGGTATTGCTCGTACTATTTGAACCTTCTTCAACAATATGCGAATTATGAATGTTTATTTCCATTTGATATATTTGTATAATATATTGATATATTAGTATGCAAAAAAGCTAAATTTCAACATTTATATTATCATAATTTCAATATTTATATTATCATGAAGAATAAAACAATTATAGATCAATTCACTTTATTAGTTGAGCAAATTAAGCTAGACATTGATTTTAGTTCTGGAAATGAACAAATGGTGAATATGTATAGATTGTCATCAGTAAAAAAAGTATTGGATATATTAAAAAAATATCCGAGTGATATTAAATCTTCAAAACAACTAAAAGAAATTAAAAATGTTGGAGCTAAGTCATTAAAACGAATTGACGAAATATTGGAAACTGGAAAACTTTCAGAATTAAAAATAACTAAAGACTCTGTTCATCATTTACAAATAATATCTGAATTGGAGAAAATATTTGGTATAGGTCGTAAAAAAGCATATGAGCTATTTATGAAATTTTCAATTACGTCAATTGATGATCTTAAGAAAAAACATAAAAGTGGGAAAATTACTTTGCCTGATAACATATCAAAAGGCTTGAAGTATGTTGGTAAAATTAATACTAGCATTCCCAGACACGAAATTACAAAAATAGATGATGTTTTAATTAACGTTGCATTCGGATTAGGTTCCAGAGTATTTGGTGTTACATGCGGATCTTATCGTCGTGAAAAATCGAATTCAGGTGATATTGACTTTATTTTATTTGATACGTCTTTAGTAACTGAAAATGATATTAAAAAATCTAAAAATAATTATATTTATGAATTTGTAAGCAAGTTAAAACAACAGGGAATAATAATAGACTCATTGACTGGCGAATCTGTAAGAACTAAATATATGGGCATCTGTAAATTATCGAATGGTGATTTGTGTAGAATTGATATTCGCATGATACAATATGAATCGTACTATCCGGCCATTTTATATTTTACTGGCTCTCGTGACTTAAATAAAAAAATGAGGCAAATTGCTGATTCCATGGGATATCTACTTAATGAATACGGATTGTATGATAAAAATAAACAAATGGTTATTGTGAATTCTGAAGCAGATATATTCAGAACACTTGGATTAGAATATTTAAATCCTGTCAATAGGTAACGTATATCACATTTTTAACAAGCATGTTACTTCTCATAATTCTTAACGAAATCGTTGAACTGGAAACTTGGAGCAACTCCTTTCAATAATGGATTTTCTAAACGGCCATATCTTATGTCTTTCATCAATTCTACACAATTTTGGCGCAAATTCATTATTTTACTCATTTCATCAGTGCATATATTTTCGTTATTTTTTTGCCATTCTTCTTTATATTTTAAATATTTCTTTAATATATTATTTAACGATTTTAACATAGGTTGAATAACCATTGACTTAAACAATTTTCCAGTTTTATCATCCCTCCATTGTTTATCTCCGTTCTTGTTTATCGTTTGCATTATAATAAATGATAGTCTGGCAACATCTACTGCCCATATACTTGACATCTTTTTAACATTTTCATCAGGTTTTCTAAAATATGCCACTATCATGTCACTTAATAAATTTGCCAAATTTTTATTATCGTAGTGGGCAATAATTGTATTCACGTACGATTCATTAATTTTTTCTTTTTGCTCTTTACTTAAATTTTCATCGTTACCTTTATAATTTAGTATACTAATAGCTTCTTCTTCATTTATACTATCTA